AATATTTGGACAAAAAATTTTGGCTGGATGCTAGCGATCGCTTAATGTATGAGGGTAAAGCCCCAGAGTTTTCTGACACCAGAGCAGCCCGTATGCCAGCGTTCTTTGAGCATAGCAATGTCAACTTACCCCAATACGCTTGAGCCTTTGCTCGGGCCAAACATACAATCTCTCCTCCTGGAAATGGAGGAGAAGTTTCCACCTATTAATCCACATCCTAAAGAAGAGCTAGCAAGTATTATGTATAAAGCAGGACAACGCTCAGTAATAGAGTGGTATACAGATAGGATAAACAATGACTGATAAAGAGATGGAAGCATGGGCTAAGTCCCAAGCTGCTCCTCGATCTGCATTAGGTGAAGCAGCCATGCTAGGCTTATCAGCATTAGCAGTTAAAGGAGTACCCGCTTTAGTCTCATCTGAATGGCTGAAAAGACCACTAACAGATGCAGCTTATAAGCAACTACAAACAACAGGTAAAGTAACACCCGCTTTTACTAATAAATGGCCAACAGGTTACCGACCTCTGAAATCATTTACTTGGAATACACCAGGTGGATTACAGACCGGACCTACAAAGCCAGCAGCTGCAGCTCTAACAACTACAGCTGGTATATTAATCAATCATTTCTTAAAGAAGAAGAAGAAACATGACTAGTTCATACAAGATAGATAAATCAAATGTAGGTAAAGGCAGAGGTCAAAGAGTTACTCCTGGGAATCTTGCAGCTTATGGTACTAGTTATTATCCATCACATAACTTAGAGGCATGGCAACCTTACGCAAGTCTCAAGTCTCAACAGAAAACAGCTACTAGTGCAGCTATATCTGCTCTTAATAAAGTATCAGGTTTCCCTAGTAAAATAAAAAGTAGAGATCAATGGGATGATTTCCAAGCTGCAGTAGCTGCATCAAGGAAAGCTGAGTCATATGCAAATTCTTTTGACCAAAGATTAAGTGACTTATCTAATCAGTACACAAGAAATTGGGCATCTCAGCATGGTATAACCTATAATCCTAAAGGTTCTAATACTTGGGGATGGAAAGGTGGAGTAGATCCACAAGAAAGGGACACTAAATACTTTGAGGATATTGGTGAGAAAGCTTACCGTTCATCAGGTTATGCTACCATGCCTTGGAGTTACCTAACTGAAGATCAGAAGTGGGGTTGGATACAACAAGGTGATCCGTCCTTACAAGATGCAGGTTGGAGGAATCCAAACATTCCTGACTTAGGAACTGGTGATACTTATACATCTAATTTAGGTAAAGGTGAACAGAGTTTCGATATAGCTATGGCAGATCCTCTACCTCATCCTAGTAAGGATACACCACAACGTCCTAATCCTAATGCACCACCATCTAGTCCTTATGAACCTGGTAAATCACCTATGCCATCAAGGGATAATAGGTTTATGGTGCAGAATAATGACATGAAGATAGCGCAAGCCTTCCCAGAAGATATGTCTACTAAAGACATGCTTCAAAATCTAATCAAGATATCAGAATCAGGTGACTTTGATGCAGATGACTTTGATCAGAAGGCTATGCAGTGGATAAAAAGAAAAGAAACTGAAAAAGAAATGGACGAAACACCTAGCGTAAACTTACAAGACGTAATTAATGAAGTTCAGCGTCAAGCTGTACCTGAGTACAGGAGAGATCAGACTTATCCAGCTGGTGGGCCAGGTGGTAATAATCTTTTTGGTCCTCAATCTAACTTAGGTGTACAGGATGGTGATAACCTTGCCTTTGGAGGTTTCTTTGGATTTAAGGAGCAGATAGAACCAGGACCAGCTACAACGAAAACCCAAGGTGGTGCAAGAGAGGCATACATGTCAATCTATGGATCAAGTGGTCAAAACAGGCAGAAGTTTATAGAGAAGTATAAGATTTCTCCTGAAGATTACCTGAACCTACCACAAAAACAATCTAGTGGTACTACAACTAATAAAGATATGACTATTGCACAGGCACCAGGGGATGCTCGTATAAATAGAATTAGATCCTCTCCTTCAATACAAAAAGATCTTAGGGATGTATTTAATTCTAACCCTACCCGAGAAAATCAACAGAAGATACTAGATAAATATGGTATATTCTTTAGTCTACCAGAAGCTAAGACAAGGCAATACAATACAGATATAGCATCATCTAGAAGGGCAATAGGTTCCTCACCTCTTAGAGCTCAGGGAGCAGCTACTGCAACATCTTTAGATAAATTAAACATACCTACAGAAAGGAAGAACCAATTCAACAGACGTAATGTTGCTAAGACATGGTTCAATCCATTCACTGGTGGTGCTGGTAACATCGCAGGATCTCTAGGAAGAACTAATCGTGGTGTGACAAAATCTAAATTAGGTATAAACGTATAAAACAATGTCAGCAAAAGAACGCTATGATTATTTATCAAGCGACCGTTCCCAGTTTCTAACAGAAGCGGAAGACGCATCGAAGCTCACCTTACCTTATCTAATCCGTGGTCATGAAGAGAATGCGAGAGGCATGAAGCAACTCAAAACTCCATGGCAAAGTGTTGGAGCTAAAGGAGTGGTAGCCTTAGCATCAAAGCTATCGCTATCACTTGTACCACCTCAAACTAGTTTCTTCAAGTTACAATTAGATGAGTCACAACTAGGGCAAGAGTTTCCACCGGAAGCTAAATCAGAACTAGACTTATCCTTTGCAAAGATAGAGCGTACCATTCTAGAATCTATAGCAGCTAGTGATGACCGTGTTGTCATTCATCAAGCTCTACAGCATCTAGTAGTAGGTGGTAATGCTTTAATTTTTATGGGTAAAGCAGGTCTGAAACTATTCCCGTTAAACCGTTATGTTGTAGAACGAGATGGTAACGGTCAAGTGATTGAAATAGTCACAAAAGAACGTATCAACAAAAAGTTAATAGAAAATTATCTACCTAAAGAGATTAAAGAGTATGAGATGACAGACTCTGTTGTTGATGAAGGATCAGATTTAACTGGTAAAAATGAGTGCGATGTTTACACACATGTTACCAGAGAAAACAACAGATTTATATGGCATCAAGAAGTATATGGTAAGAGACTTAAGGGATCAGAAAGTAAAGCACCAGCCGATGCTACACCATGGTTGCCTCTACGTTTTAACACAGTAGATGGTGAAGCCTATGGTCGTGGTAGAGTTGGTCAATTTATAGGAGATCTTAAGTCTTTAGAGGCACTCTCTCAGGCACTCGTAGAAGGCTCTGCAGCAGCTAGTAAAGTTGTTTTTGTAGTATCACCCTCAAGCACTACTAAACCACAGACGCTGGCCCAAGCAGGCAACGGAGCGATCGTTCAAGGCAGACCAGATGACATCGGTGTTATCCAAGTTGGCAAGACCGCTGATTTCCGAACTGCTTATGAGTTAATGAATCAGCTTGAGAAAAGATTAAGTGAAGCTTTCCTTGTTCTACAAGTAAGACAGTCAGAACGTACTACTGCACAAGAAGTACAGATGACACAGATGGAACTAGAACAACAGCTAGGTGGTCTATTTGGATTACTTACAGTTGAGTTCTTGGTACCATATCTAAATCGTAAACTCTCTGTATTCCAGAAGACAGGTGAGATACCACGTATACCTAAAGGTATTGTTAAACCTATTATTGTAGCAGGTATTAACGCTTTAGGAAGAGGACAAGATGTACAAGCTTTGGGTTCCTTCTTGACTACTATTGCACAGACAATGGGTCCAGAAGCTATCCAACAGTATATTAATCCTGATGAAGTTATTAAGCGCCTTGCTGCTGCTCAAGGTATTGACGTTCTTAATCTCGTTAAGAGTGTTCAAGAGATACAGCAAGAACAGCAACAACAAATGGCTCAGGCTGCTGAGATGGAAGCTATTAAAGGGACACCTAACTTAATGAAGGCTCCTATGCTTGACCCATCTAAGAACCCTCAACTTGGAGCACAACAACCAACAGAAGGACCACCACCAGAGTAAACAATGGCAGAAACATTAACATTCGAACAGAAGAATGAAGTTACATCCGTAGATAATTTGTCTGCGGATGAACAAGACTCTCTCCAAGTAGGAGAGCAGATGCAAGAGGCGGAAGATACCCGCCTTGCAGGTAAATATGAAAATGCTCAAGAGCTAGAGAAAGCTTACATTGAGTTAGAAAAGAAATTAGGTGAGAAGAATACAGATTCGACACCTAAAGAGGAAGTAACTGAATCAGAACCAGAAGCTAAAGAGGAAGAAAAACCTACTGAGAGTACAGTTCTGGATGATTTATGGGAACAAGCTAACGATGGTAAGGGTGAGTATAAACAAGAGACCTTACAAGCGCTTAGTGAGATGTCACCTCAAGATCTAGCTAAGATGCACTTACAGTATCGAGCTGAGAATAGTCCTAGAGATCTATCTGAGAGTGATGTTCAGCAATTAAAAGGTCTTGTAGGTGGGGATGCTAACTATAGTAACATGCTTTCATGGGCTCAACAAAATCTGAATGAACAAGAAGTTAATATGTTCGATCAGGTTATGGAGATGGGTAACCCATTAGCAGCATTCTTTGCAGTACGATCACTCGCTTACAGATACAACGATGCAATAGGTTTTGACGGAAAAATGGTAACAGGAACATCACCAAAAGAAAGCACAGATGTCTTCCGTAGCCAAGCTGAAGTAGTATCAGCTATGAGCGATAGAAGATATGAAGACGATCCTGCATATCGTAAGGATATAATGGATAAACTATCACGTTCACCTGATGTGAACTTCTAATTATGTCAGCTTCGGAATTAGTAGAGAAGTCTTTCGTCCTCGATTTAATTGCTACTCATGATAAACCTCTATTCAAAAGCGTACCAGCTTCTGGACCAAGAGGTGATCAACCTGCTAGCGAATTCCTTAAAAGATATATGAACAAAGGAGTCGAGGAACTATGGGAGACACAAAGAAAATTACAAGCATTCGGAAGGGAACCAAACCCAGATGATGCACCTTATAGACAACCACCACAACCTGGCGATCCTGATTATACACCACCGCCACCTCTACCTAAACCTAAGCCAGCTAGTTATACAACTGAGGATCCTAACCTAAGAATAAGGAAAGGTGGTATAGGTAAGGCTGATGATACGGATCCCGATATGAGATTTAGAATGCCTGTTGTAGAAGATCAAGGTTATCCAATCGATCCTAATATGCAGGTAGGTGACCCACATAATTATAAAAATAACTTCTACAAAGAACATCCTAAAGAACATTTAGATCAATTACCCCTTGATTGGGATAAACAGATTTTAATATGAGCTCTATCACATTAGCACCCAGTCAGAATAATTGGAATCAGTTCTGCAAATGGGTAACAAGCACTGACAACAGACTATATGTAGGTTGGTTCGGTGTACTTATGATTCCATGTCTCATTACTGCAGCTACTTGTTTTATTATCGCTTTCATCGCAGCACCGCCTGTAGACATAGACGGGATACGTGAACCAGTAGCTGGCTCTCTACTCTATGGAAACAACATCATCTCAGGGGCAATTGTCCCGTCATCTAACGCAATCGGTCTTCACTTCTACC